CCAATAGTTATCGTAGAAACAAAATTCTACATCATTGGCTTCGCTACCATCTGTGTTTTCATGTGTGCGCATGTTATTGACAAATTCTTTAGTCCAGCAACTCATACCTCCATTGCCATACATTAATCCATTGATATGGTTACGTGCTTTCCACCGGAACACACAATCTTTATTATAGTCATCTAAGGTTAACTGTAGATTAAAAAATTCTGGATCTGGAATATTGTCGCCATCGATCAATACAAAGCGGTCAGTTGAACTGGCTGATGCTGCGGCTTTATGTGCGGCATCTGATCCTTTGACTCCATCTACTCGCTGTGCCCATGGTACTAAATTTTGAATTTTAATCCAAAATTCTTCCTTACGCGGTTCATCGTAGCTGAGATAAATGCAATCTAAATCTGCTATATCAATTATTTGACTCATAATATTCTATGTCCTTGTATAGTTCACCATCTTCCACAATTAAACCTGCATGATGGCGAACCACTGCATATCCTTTGGTACTACGCTTTAATTGTACACTAACTCCAGGGTTTACTACAACCTTTTTGAGCTTTTTCTTTTCAACATCAACAGTGTATTGTGAATAACTGTCATATTCTTCCTTACTGACAACCAGATATTGTTGACTATCTGGGTGATTCTGCTGACTACACATGGTAATGCGTCCAGAATCATCGTAGTGTAGACGATATTCAACGGCGTCTGGTACTATTATACCAAAACTAGACATGGCACGGTTAAATTCTTCTTCCCAACTCACGCTCATATTCCTCAACCAATTCATCAGTGACCCAAGATTTTTCTTGATAGTGTACGGGATGATATTGATTTATATTATTAATTCTTATCATTGGTAAGTCTGTTTCATGTACCACTAATTCATTCCAAGGCAATGCTTGACTAAAACGATTTATACTGGGTTTCATATGTACAAAATTAATATAATCCATCTTAGGTAGTGTACAATTTTCCACCCCTAACATTTGAGCAGCTAACGCATAGACTACATCAGTGGTAGGCAATTCGTCTCTACAATTTTTTATTAGATTATCTCTAACATATTCCCAATTTTTAAATATCAATCTAGCATGACTGAAGAATTCAGCCGCTTCGGGTGTGTATCTAAAATACATTAATCCGTTATAAGCATCCGGCAAATCATTATCATCGAATAACTTTCTATAGTCACGGACAGAACTGATATTCTGCAGGTAATCACGACAGCCTGTGCTTAATACAATATTTTTTAATCTAAATGCAGTCCACCAATGTGCTATACTACGAGTAATAACCAAATCACTTTCTAATTTGATAGTTTCTTTAAATGGTGTAAGATAGAATACCTGCCACTCATTACGCATTTTCCAAGTGTCGTGCTCTGCTTGATCATCTTCTATAGCAATAACATAATCAAATACCTGTCGATGTTGGTCTGTTACCAGTTGCTCTGTTGCTCGATCAACAATGACTGCATACAAACTACCGGGCATAGCGAGTTTGATACTCATAGCCTGTACATAAGCCAACTGTAAATAGTCAACATCTGTATTCTGTGCTATGGTTAAGAAACCTTGCTGTGCTTGATGTTCTAGTCTGCGCATACTGTATCTATAAATTGTTTAAAATTATCACTAAGCAAATAGCCTTTGTCCATAACGTGTATGTTCTGCTGAGGTATCACATAACCTCGTTCACGTTCTTTAACTGTCAACATAGTTCCTCTACGTTCGATATCAGTAACTACATCAGAAAAAGTCAGCATAGGCCAAGGTATACCTTGATCCATACCTGGATCGTATCCATTCAAAATATTATTAGCGATAGTAAAAGCATAATCATTACGGAAATTACGATCTCGTACATGATATAATTTTACATAATATTGGTAGTTTCTCTGTATGCGTCCTACTAAATCAAACAGCATCTTAGATCGATTGGACTTTTTAAACAGCACAGCAGTAGCCCATTGGTATTGTAAGCCAAATAGTCCCATGGTTAAATCCCACTGTCCCGCGGGTTTATGATTATGCGTCATAATGCGATAATCATATTCCTGATCAAATAGTTTAAGAAGACTATCATCTAACATGAGATAATCACTGTCGATTAACAGTGTTTCATCGTAGGGTGTTAAGTCGTATGCTCGAAATCTATCACCATTACGCCAAGCACCAGCTTCACCTATACGATAGTTTTGTAGAGAATTATCAATGTAAACAACATTATCAAAGCCATCAGCTGATGTGCCATTTTCTGTTACTAAGGTCACTGGAAGTTTTAAGGTATGATGTACCAGCTGAGAGCAACGACGTGCTATTTCAACATAATCAATTTCAGAGGTATTAAAAGCAAAAATCAATACACCTTTAGACTTTTCTTGCACGTCGTATTTCTTCATGTTGAATATGCCAAGAGTTCATAATCATTTGGTAGTGTTGCCGACACAAAGTTAAGAATTCTGCTCGATTAATTTTAATTGGATTTTGGTAAGTGTCTTCTAGGTATAGTTCTTCGCTATCCCAAGTACTTAAAAATGCTATAAGTTCTGGTGAAACTTTAAACAGTCCACTGTTGTATGGAACATGCAGGTCTGTTTGAATTTTTTCTCGTAAGATACGTTTATTGACTTGATAGTCAGTGGATAAACGTATCTCTTTGGTAATTTTTTCTAAGTCGCTCATACTAGTAATTATCTAGTATACACTTAGTAGAATAAAAAAGCAAGAACTTATTAGAACTGAGTTACGCCAATAACACCCCAGGTATTGGCTAGGTATGTAGTTTCAGGTTGCACTATATCAACACGCCACCCTAAGTTAACGTTAACTGTGTCATTGAGTGCTGTTGGGCCTGCAATAGCGCCTTGCATGAAAACGTTAGCATACAATTCAATTACGCTACCATTATCACCGTTGCCGCCAACGTTTGTACCAGTAACTCGAACGTTAACTAGTGTAAAATCTTGGTTATACTCATAACGATAATTGCTGGATGTAATTCTAGAAACTGTAATATTAGCTGTTCCTAATCCCCAGTAGCCTGCTGTGGTTACGTTGGCGTTGACTGTACCACCAGTACCAATACGACCTAAACTAGCACCGCCAGAAATTTCGCCACCGCCTTGGTTAGTACCCCAATTAGTCACTAGGTCAGCACTACGTAAGGTACCATTAACGTTAGTAGCATTAGCATACCAACGAATACGTCCACCTGCATTAAAGAAATAACGTGCTGCATCACCACTGGCAAATGTAATTCTTCGTCCAAATGTATAGCTGTTTGCAGCTGTAGTAGGGCCTGCGCCAAAAATAGCTTGATTAGTGAATGTTGTGCCTGTTGTTGTTGTGCCTAATGCTGTGTATGTATTAGCATTAGTAGATATTGTATTAATTGCTGTAGCTACGTTTGCAAATGCTGTGATGACTGCACCTGCTGTAATACCAATATTTGATCCTGTCGCTAGTTGGGCAGCAGCGCCACCTTGGTGTCCTAGGCATCTGTTTAGTGTATAAACTAACCCTGCCCATTGTGTTGCTGTAATTGTGGTAGTTAATGGAGTAATAGAAACTGCTGAAATTAAACTAACATCTTGGCCATAGCCGCGTACACCTTTACCATTGCCCCAGACAAAAGCAAGATTTGGGGTAGTATTTCCGTAGGTACTTGTAGTATTACCACCCCACGTGAAATAATTATAGTCAATGGCTTGTATAGTTCCGCCAGATGTATATGCCATGTTAGTTATATTCCCTTTGTATTAGTTGATTATTCAACACTATAAATCAACGGCGTTCTTATTATACTATAACAGTAAAGTGGTTGTTTACCACAAGCGTCATTGTTATAAAATCATTTATAGTTGGGTAATCTTTTTGTCCCGTTTTAACTATTTATGCTTGATCACAAGTTTATTATAGAATTAAGCATTCTATAATGCCTACACCTTGATTGTGATCTTCTAATGCTATAGCAAAATAATTAGTATCAGTATGATTTAACACTGTTGATGCTAGCCCGTACATGTTTTCTGCTGGTACTAGCTTATCACCTTTGGAAATTAGCCCGTATACTCGAACTGGTACACGTCCTTTAAGTGCGATAGGTTGTCCTGAAGATTCTGCATTCATTAAATATGCTGGATTAGTTGATATTACACCAATTGCTCGATCACCATTGGTAGCCGCAGTTACTTCTGCTGTACCACCAATTTTAACCACGGTACCTACTGGATATTCTTGATCTGTAGTATATTTTTCTGCTAAGTCAGCGTAAATTGCTGTAGTTGCTTTGGCATAAATTGTATTAAATCCCTGCCCTGCAGCACCAATATTACCTTGGCCGGCAGTACCAGCATTAACAATAGCTGTTCCTGTACTATTAACCGAAATTGAATTATTAAATGTTACTGCTGCCGTAGCCGCTGTAATACCAATAGCTTTAGTTTGTACGCCAGATTTATTTACATATAAGTTAAGATCTTTATATCCGCTACCATTACTGAAAATCTGTACTTCACCACTGGTGCTTGGATCTATTAATAAATCACTACCTGCTTGTAATCGACCAACTGTTAGTTTGTATGCCGTTGATTGATCAGCTAGTGTTGTTATAAATGAATTTGATGAAATATTATTAACTGCTAGGGCATTAGTAGCATTACCAGTAAAGTTAAATCCAGTAGAATTAATTAGATTTATACCTGGATAAACAGCCGCAAATCCTGGAATAGCTGTACCAGGTGTAAACACTGAATCTTTGCTAACAATAGCGATTGTTTGATTAGCAACGCTGAATTTAATTACAGCATGACTTTGACTACCTGTATCAACGATAGTATCAATGATAGCACCTGTGGTACTACCTCCACCTCCACCGCTAGAACCGCCAGAACCGGTTGCTCCAGGACCAATAGTAATCCATGTACTACCTCCCCATACTTTAAGTACTAGGTTAGTGGTATCCCACCATAGGTCGCCGGTGATTGCATTTTGTGGTGCTGTATTTTGTGCAGAACTACCGTGCATCTGTTTCCATTGACCACCAGTCCATACTTTTAACAGTGTGTTAGTACTATCGTACCATAATTGTCCAGTTAACGGTGCTGTAGGAGCAATACTGTTGGAGAAATTCTCTAAGATTTTGACGTAGTTTTCGTTTAAAAATGCGCCATAACCAGCATAGTTTTTACCAACCAATGCAATACTGGTAGTAGTAGTATTAACTGTGTTATCAGGTATTGTTGCTATTGCTGTTCCTGATGTTGTAGTGACTATGTATGGCATATTTTATCCGTCTTTATATATTACTTATTTAAATTATGCATAAGAAACCAATGCACAAACTCCATCTTTTGGTACAACTAGTTTAGCAGTTTTCCCAGGAAATACTGCTGCATGTTGCATACTAATTAATTCTTTGTCATTGGCTGTTACCGGGCCAATGATACTTACAATAGTTATTCTTTTATCAGTAGCAGTAATATCATATGTACCAGCATTTTTTATTTCTGCTGTAATTGGTTTACTGTTATTCATAGGACAGAAAAATATCATTGTAACACCTTCTTCTGTCGATACTGTTTCATATTTAGGTAATCCACTATGATCTAAAAATGAATTATCCAACGAAGTTGATTTAATAGTTTGTAAAACTTTACCATCTTCTGTGTCTCTAAACTCGCCCACACAGCTACCATCAATTACATATGAGTATTGATGCCATACATTGGTATCTGTTTCAATTGTGTTACAGAAGGTCTTTGATTGATGCGGAAACCAATGATTTACACAATAAAAAAAGTTTCCCGCTGATACATCAACATTTATCATAGGATGACCTCAGGATTTTTTACAGCATCATTTAATTCAGTGTCTGGTGCTAGTTCATGTTCGTGTGTACTTTCATGACCAACCCAATGACTTAGATCTAATTCTTCAGGTACACGTTCTGAATTATCACGGGCCATTACCTGAGCAAGTAAACTAGGTTTAATACCTTCAATAAACTTGTCAATGGATGTATATCCCATAGCTTTTGGTTGATAGGCTACAGCATCATATTCATCGATAGGTTTAGCACTGTTTTCGCTAGCGTATTTAACCAGTACTGAATCACCTTCTACACCTACTACTTTAACATTTAAAATCATCTTGATTATCCTCTATTAAGCTGTTGAACCTAACAGTGTTCCTGTTCCAGTCCATGTTACGTTTGTATTTCCAGTTATGTAATAACCTGCAGCGCCACCTGCGCCAGGATTTGTATCTGCTCCTGCACTACCAGCGGCTCCTAATGCACCGCCATTACCACCAACGCCGTGTGAACTATCTCCACCTAATCCGCCAGCACCTCCAGCAGTTGCACTACCTGCTGAACCATTTGATCCATTACCATTAGATCCTGTGCCGCCTGAGCCAGCTGACCCATTGGCTACACCAGCACCACCGCCAGCACCGCCACCGCCATAGTAGTAGTAAGTAGTACCTTTACCACCGCCTTTGTTGTGTACGCGAACGCCATCGGCAATAAAAGTATGGAAGTCTTCTACTGTAAGGTTGTAGACGAAATCATATGGATCGCCTGCTGTAATATTTAATATTGTTGTAGCTGAACCATCTTCTAAATAGATAACATCACCCACTTGTAGTTCATCTGCTTGTACGAAACCTGCATCTGCTTCTGTAGTAGCACTTGCTCTGCTAGAAGTTAAGATATGGTGATTAACTGTTGTAGTTAACTTACCGTGCTCGTGTGTGATAACTAATAATGGACTTAGTTCACCGCTTTCTTCCCATGTGTGAACAAAGGTTTCCGTAATACGTTTCTTAAATAGTGCCGCAGAATAATTTAATCCTGTAGCATCGTAAGCGTAGACGATGTCGCCTACTTTTAAATCTTTAATTTCAACTAATCCGTCAGGAGTACTGACCAGTGCGTCCCCAGGGAAACATGAGCTTGATGTTGAGTAGTAGCCGCCACCACCGCCACCACCGCCACCACCAGCAAAAGTACCATTATTTTCAATAGTAACAGCAGAACTAACTGCCAATGCGGTTCCGCCTGCGCCACCTGCTGTTGCGGTGCCTCCATAATCAGCACCAGTTCCGCCTGTGCCACCAGCACCTTTAACTACGCCATAGTTAACTAGTTTAATTTGCGAGCCTGATGGAAATCCGCTGACTGTTAACGATGGGTAAGAAGTTGAATTTGAACTTATAACAACGTTAGAAGTAATATGTGCTAGTACTCTAACAGATGAACTTGGACTACCAACAAAACTATACAAATCTAAGTTGCTGGTACTGACTGTGATCCAAACTACTTTGTGTGTTAAGGTCCAAGTACCACTATTATTGATATAGATTTCTTGAGGTTCGATCCAGGTGCCGCTGTTATTAACGTAGACGTTACTAGCTAGTGAGAAACTACCAGAATCTTTAACATAAATTGACATAGGTGTTAAATCCTATACCAAATGTCGCCATTGCTTCCGCCTGTTGGTGCTGCGCTAGAAACTGTTTTTGCTCCTTGGCTGTTTTGACCTGTAGTTTGTACATAACTAGTTACTGCGGACAATGATGGAACAAGATTACCACCAACATACACTGCTGTTGAAACCACATTACCAACAAAGTTTCCAGAATATACATTGGCAAATGTTTTAGCACTTTCACCAATATTAATTGTAGCAGTGTTTAAAGGAACAAGATCATTTTGTGCTACAGTTTTACCTGCTAAGATTGTATATGCACTGGCTGTAAGGTTACCGGTAACTGTCAAAGTTTTACCAATATCAACTGCTGAGTTACCAAATGATACTGCAGCCGTAGCGCCTGCGATACCAATCACTCGAGTTTTGACATTACCTGAATTAACATAGATATTGATATCTCTGTTTAGTGTACTGTTGTTAAATGATACTTCATTGTTAGTAGGATTAGGACTGATTGTCATATCACTGCCAACAGTGTAACCGCCGCCTGCTGAAACGTTATAAGCTGTTGATGTGTTTTGATCACTGCGTAAGAATTGGCTAGCATTAACACCTTGCAGACTTAATGCGTTACTTGCATCACCTGTAAACTGACTGCCTGTTAGTGCGCTAGAACTGATTAAGTTAAACCCTGGATTAACTACCGTAAAGCCAGCAATAGCTGTTTGTGGTGTAAATGTAGCATCTTTACTTAAAATACCAATAATACTGTTAGCAACATAGAATTTTAATACAAAATGACTGCCACCACCTGCATCTAATATAGTTTCAGCGATAGGACCTGTTGTACCTGAAGTAGCTGTATATGTTGGTCCAATGGTAATCCAAGCGGTGCCACTCCATACTTTTAGTTGTGCATTGGTACTATCCCACCATAAATCTCCAGTTACTGGACTTGTTGGTGCTGTAGATGAACTTGCTGAACTGGAAATAGGTTTCCATTGACTACCGTTGTAGACTTTTAATACTGATGTACCTGTGTCAAACCAAAGTTGACCTGTAATAGCTGCTGAAGGTGCATTAGTGTAGGCAAAATTCTCTAATAGTTTAACATAGTTTTCGTTTAAGAAATTACCATATCCTGCATAGTTTTTACCTATTAGAGTTAAACTGGTAGCAGAGCTATTAACTGTACCGTCTGATATGGTTCCTATTTGCGTACCATCTGTTTTTGTTATTGGATATGACATTGTTCTTACCTATTTTATATATTTACCTTAAAATTAGCTGGCTATTTGGAACCAGAAGTCTCCGTTGTTACTGCCACCATCATTAACTCCAGCACTTGGAGCCTGTGTGCTGACAAATTTAGCTGATGCATTAGCACCTGTACCCCACCACTGTTGTGCTGTTTTTACATAACTAGTAGTAGCGATTGTTGTATTGCCTGCGCCTGTATATGTTTGTGGCATTGTTGCCGCTGTAGCACCACTCTTAAGATCAACGCCTGTTGAACTGGCCTGCATAATCATTTGGCTGCCAATTACTAAATTAGCTGCTGGAACAGTGCTGTCAATCCAAAGATGATTTGTACCTACACTGCCATCATAGATTTTGTATTTGAATAATCCAGATAATCCACTGGCTACGAATTCTGTAGTAGCAATCATTGTATTGCTGGTGCCTGCTGGTGCTGTAACCGCAGTCGATACCCCCCACAGATTAGCATTAATGAAACTGTTGTCTACATATTGTTTTGTTGCTACACCTAATGCTACGGCTGGATTGGTATTGACTACTACTTGTCCTGAACTGGTAACTGTTAATGCTACGTTGCTTTGATTTACAAGATTTAAATTACCGTTAACTGTATTTTGTAAACTTACCGCATTACTTGTGATATTAGCAACAAACTGACCATAAGCACCTACAGTTAATCCACTGTTGTTTACAATAGCAAGTGTTCCGGTACCACTGTTATTAGTATTATTGCGGAAATAGTTTGCAGCAGGTTGTGCGCCTAAGTAACTAGCATTGTTAGCAGTGCCCCAGACTGTTTCACCGCTGGCCATGTTCATGCCAGTTTGAATATCGCCAAATCCTGAGATACTTGGGTTAGGTGTAAATGCTGTGTCTTTGCTGATAATGGCAATACGTGTGCCATCGGCATATAAACTTGTAACATAGTGTGTGACAGCTAGTGTATCTATAATTGTTTCAACAATAGCACCTGTTTCGTGTCCTACTGGATAGCCTGGACCAACTAAAATCCAACCCGCTGCATCATAAGGACTTGTACCATTGTAGACATATAGCTGTTGATTAGTAGTATCCCACCATAGGTCACCTGCTGTAGTAGTCGACGGAGCACTGGCCTGTGCTGTACAGCTACTGACAATCTTCCATGCTGTGCCTGTGTAGACTTTTAGATAATTATTACCGCTGTCCCACCATAGTTGACCACTTAGTGGATAGCTAGGGCTGATGTTATAACTTGAGTTTTCTAATAAACGTACCAAAGTATTGGTCATAATCTGACCGTAGTTACTATAATTACGACCTACCAGTGTTAGACTGGTATGCGTATTATCATAGGTACCGTCAGCGATTGTGCCTAGTACTGTTCCGTTTGTTCTTGTTATGGTATAGCTCATTTTGTTATCCTAGTTATGCTGTAGTG